GTTCAAATGCCGACGTTAAATAAGATTCCAACTAACCCTACGAAAGTCAGTTTGCTGAACTTCGTTACTAAAGTATGCTAAACTGTGATTCAGTTTAGTAGGGTTTAGTAGGGATAATTGAACGGCGGGATAGCGACAAGTCTCTCCAGGTAATCTCTTATTCGATCTTCTGGACTCCATCCTAGTTCTGTTAGCGCGGCATCATCCATGCGGATAGTCTCCTTATAATTATGCTTACGATCCGGTAGATATACCCTATGCGCATCTGGTCCAAACATATCGCATAATTCATTGATGGAATAATTGACACCGGTCCCCAATTCCCACTCTTTGTCCGTAATGTCGGTCTCCATAATCCTGGTTAGGCCCTCGCATATATCGAATACATGCGTGAAATCCCGGCGCTGTTCCCCATCGCCATAGATCGGGAGTGGCTCGCCCAATTCGCATTTTCTGCGCCAAATCCCGATGATCGTAGCATAATCCCCATCCATGATTTCGCCGGGCCCATACACATTATAGAATCGGGCGATTTGAACGTTCATACCGAATGATGTCTTATACATGCGACAGAGTTGCTCGCCGATATACTTGCTCATAGCATACGGCGACTGCTCCGGATCGTGCCACCTGGACGATGACCCAGCGAACACGACCTTTGTGCTTGTCCTGCGCGCGTATTCGAGAACCAGCTGAGTTCCCGCAATATTGGCGTCGAAAACGTCGAGTGGATTATTGAATGACGGCTGGATTCGGGCGAGCGCCGCCAAATGAAAAATTACGTCGAATTTCTGGTCTTCGAATACATATGAGATTTGCTGGATGCTGTCGCGGACGTAGGTACAGCCATCATGTTCGTTGGCTTTTGTTCCGGTCGTGTAGTTGTCGAGTGAATATACGGTATGGCCGAGACTCAGGAGTCGGACAATCAGATTGGAACCTACGAATCCGGCACCGCCAGTAACTAGGATCTTCATTGCGGTCATTGTTGTTATTGTTTATGTCGAGATGTTTCTAAGTTTGTTTCATGGGATTTGAACAATCTTTGTCTATACCATTTGGAGTTTCGTTCCGATTTGTCTATAATAATGACCGTTGTATGCCTCTCCTTTGTCTAATGCCTTTGCCAGCGTTTTGTCGCTCATTTTTAGAATTTTGATACAATCATATTTACATGCGAAACTTTGACTTAGTTGGTTGTTATTTGCGTCAAATTGTCCGACGCCATCTTTATATAAGAGAGGTTCTCCATACTTGTTTTCAAAGTCTTGTTTGAGATTTTCGTCGCAACTGTCGTATAATAAATAATAGTGTCCTCGGGATACCTTAAATTGTTTGACTGGGAGGTCGAGTGCCGATGTCGATTCATAACCATTGTTAACCGCTGCCGTTTTTCGATCCAAGTATACATTAAGAATTTCGGTCTTAGTTTGGTTCAGTTTTGCGATATATCCCAAATGCTGCTGTCTCGTATTTTTGGTTGGCTCGATTTCTGTCAAGACTGTCGCATCTAGTTCGCGGTCGACTAAGAGCCACCGGAACCCTTCATAAACTGTGTTCTCGGTTATGGCTTTATTGATGCTGGGGCGTTTGATTTTATTATTCTCGTTCATACACTCGGAAACGGTTTCGTATACCTTTACGAGTTGTAATGTCTCAGGGTTGATTTTTTGTAGTCTTGGACCGAGTGTGACGAGCGGAGCATTGAACCCGGTAACCGTTTTTGCTGGCGGCGGGGCACGATTCATTTCGGACGCTTGTTCTAAACGCGTTACCTTTTCAAGAAGTAGTTTGAGCATATCTGACATTTCTATAAAAAATGGACTTGTTTCTGTTTCATTAAGCTTTGTCATCAATTTGAGTTTTTCATTTTCTAACTCCATTTGCTTTGTCGTCAATTTAAGTGTTTCATTTTCCAACTCCAGTTGCTTTGTGCTGATATCATCGAAATATTGAAAATTGTGGTTGATTATATTTGTTATCATTAGATAAGTGAGATTCCTTCCAACTAGAAATAGTTCTCTTTCGGTTGTATGTCCCTCCAAATTGGTAACCCGATTTGGTCTGATATTTTCGTGATTGTGAATGAAACTTTCGAAATCTTTACTGTTATTCACCGCGAAGCAGTCCAGAAGCAAGACTTCGTTGTATTTGGATTTATGCTCTGCGAATCGGTTAGTGATTCCTCTACGACTTTCACCGATTTTGATTACATAGGTACCATTTTCGTATGTCTTTACTTTTACTATATACACAATTGATATGTCTTTGTCATATTCTGCCAGGAGGATTTTCTGGCGCTCTAGTTCCTTCTCTTTGAGTAATTTGGCATAGGATTCTTTATTGCGATTTTCAATATCCTTGTTTTCGTTATTTGCTTGTGTTAATCTCTGTTCTAATTCATCGTTCTTTTGTTGTAATATATAGGCTCCATTTAATCGAATATCCTTTATTATCTCACACACCCAATCTTGGAATTTTTCCGCTATAGGTTTTCTTGATTTGAATAATACTTTATACAGTCCTTTCTCCGTAAGAAACGTAACTTCTTGATTTCCACCAAGGGTGTTCATAGTATGAACAACCTTTTCGCTGCTATCAAAATTTAAAATTGTTGTTCGTATATTGGTAATATCCAATACTTGACCGATGTCACTCGCGCGAAATAAAGGGCTCTCATACGTTCCCTTAATAATAATCTCTGTATGTAGTTCGTTTGAATTGAACGCCTTTACAATATCCATAAGGTCGTTATACTATATATAACGCCCTTTCTTTATGTTGAAATTGCTACAAATGTTATTTTAATAACTTTGCTCATCCAATTGGATTAGCAAAAGGGGGATAAATACTATTGATACCCCTTATAGTTTTTGCTTTCCCATCAGGGAAAGCAAGTTTATACACTAAATAAGCGATTCTACTTGTTCGCTTAGCCGAACAGCTGAACAAAAACTGTCGAATATTTGGTACGTCCCGTTTTGTGACATACACGTTAACGATTTACATTCAACCATACCATACACTAGTCGGAACACGTTATATAGGCCACGCGCATCAGTATTAAGTTTTTTTGCTCACCCGATCAGGTGAGCAAAACAGTTGATAAAAAATATATATATTTATATTTTTTATTGTATTTAGATTCAACCATACCATACACGAGGCAGAACACTTCACTAATTGCTGTATGCAACTCCTGCCATGCCCGACATAACACGGAGAACGTTGTAATTGACGGCATAAACACGGACCTTGGCAGTCGCCGTTCCGGAAACCGTGCCCGACGAGAGCACAAGCTGCAGCACAGCGTTGTCAATGCGCGAGAAATTGCAGCTCCCGCTCGGTTGGTGCTCTTCAGGCCTTAGCGCGAAAGAATACACATTGATTCCAGTGTCCGGGGCGCGGGTGTGGTGCTGGAACGGCTGAACAACATCGAAGTAGGATCCCTCACGCTCGGAGAAGCGGTCCTGGCCGTTAAGCTGGAGCTTCGCCGTGACGACGGGGTTCTCTCCCCAGCAGTGCATCGTGAGGGCAGTCTCGGCGAGGACGAAGGTGCCGGCATCGGAGACAGCGGACTGTTCCGTGGTGCCGATCTCAAGAGGGAGGTGGGACTCGAAAAGCTTATCGTTGATGAATGCGGTGCCTCCGTTGACCGCATCAGCAGCGCCGAACGCCTTGATGGAGTTGGGGAGAGCATCGATGGCATCCGTGTAGTTGAAGGGCTGGGCACCGAGGGTCTTGAAAAGGACGCTGCCGCCGATGAGAGACGAGCAGTAATCGACGTTGGCATCCGGCTGCACAACCCAGACCAATTCCTTGCAGGGATGGTTAAAATTTAGCTTGATCTTGTTGGAACTGGATCCAACGGACTCGTCTCCAGTGAACTGGAGCTGCTCGAAGAGATACTCGTGGGGGTTCTGCGCCATCTTCCTGCGCTCATCCGTGTCGAGGAAGATGTAATCAACGTAGAGGGACGCGGCAACGAGGGACTGCTGGTAGGCGGCGGCAACCGACACGGAGCCATCCGTGGCGACGGTAGAGCTGACCGCCCAGAGGCACTCGCCGATGGGGCGGAGATCGAGGTTGATCTTCACCTCGTGGTACTGGAGGGCAATGAGGGGGAGGGCAAGTCCCGGGTTCCTGCAGAACCAGAACTGGAGCGGCACGTAGAGCGTGGTCTCCGGGAGGGCCCTGCGGGGCGCGCAAACCTGAGCGGGGCCACCAGAAGCAGCGCACGGTCCACTGACCGCCGCGAAAAGGGGGTCCGTCATGTAGGTGAGCTGCGTGGTGTTTCCGATCATCTTGTGGTATCCACGCTGCTGCTCGGCGGAGAGCGTAAGCTGGTTCCAGATGTGCATCCAGTCACCATACTGGCGATCGATGCGCTGGCCTCCAATCTCGACCTCAACCTGGGAGACGAGGTGCTCGCCGATGTAATCCATCCAGCGGGCATAGGTGTCACCGCCCATCTGTCCAATCTCGGGAAGGGTGACCTGGAGGTAGGTGCGGTAAGCAAGATCTCCATTCCTGGAAATCGTGCAGGTGACGCGGCGTCCGAAGTCAGCCTGTCCGGAGAAGGTCTGCTCGATGGACTCCATCGCGAAGTTGGTGTGGCGCCTGTAGGACACCTTCCAGAAAGTGATCTCGGGCGTTCCCGTGAGGAAAACGTCCTGCGCGCCGTAAGCTACAAGTTGCATAAGAGCTCCGCCCATGTTGTCTTAATATATCATACCAAAAGAAAAAAATCTGGGAAAATAACACAATTAATTGTTTTTTATAGTTGTGCCTAAAGAATACTTGTCTAAATCCATATTCATATCGATGAATTTCTCTAAATAATCCGCCATAAATACTTCCTGTTTACCTTCGTGCTTCTTCTTAAATACGTATGCGTCGACGTTTTTTGTAACTGACCAACCGCTGTCAATCGCATTCATTATGAAATTCATTTTTTGGAACTGCACGCGATTGATTGCCACGTTCTCCATTCGATATACAGTTTCGACGTATTTAAAATAACAGTTTTTTACATATAGATCAAAATAAATATAGACAGAACCCATCAATCAATCGTATGTATGAAAAAAAGCGATCCTATATTACACTCGATCGATAAAAAACATAGTCAAATGCTAGAAGAATTTTACAATGACGAGATTGAAAATATACCAAAACTCGTCGAGGAAAAGAATCAATTAAAGGCCAGGGTTCGCTCACTAACAGCAGATCGTGTCGACGAATACGTAGAAACGAAAGATAAAATCGAACATATAAAAATCAAAATCCGAGAATTACGTCTAAAGAAAAAGAATTACCTTTTGGAGAATTCACAACACATATTCAATTATTTCGAAGAGAAAAAGAAGATATCTGCAGGAGAATCGAGTAACGTAAATATTCTCAATTCATTCTTCAAGCTAAAACACACCGAGTCAGATACGTCGGAGAAAAATTCTTCATCTAAAAAGTCGATTGTCACTTATTGGAAAAACGTCAATAATGAGATTACGAATATTGGCGATTTTGTAATGCCGACGGACGTATGTTTATCGTGCCACAAAGGTGAAATGATACCTCAAGATGATGACGGTATTATGATTTGTAATAACCGCGAATGTGGTAAGTTCATTCAATTTATTGCGGATAGTTCGAAACCATCTAATAAAGAGCCGCCGAATGAAGTGTCCTACACGGCATATATCAGATTGAACCATTTCAAGGAAATCTTGTCACAATTTCAGGCGAAGGAGACCACCCAGATTCCGGAAAAGGTGATCGACGATATACGGTTGCGTATCAAGAAGGAACGCATTTCGAATCTGGCCGAGGAAATCAATTATGATAGGATGCGCGAGATTCTCCGGAAATTAGGATATAACAAATATTTCGAACATATTCAGTATATCAACTCGATTTTCGGAATTCGTCCTCCAATCATGAGCGAGGCTCTACACGAAACCTTATGTGTTCTATTCATTGAAATTCAACAGCCATGGGCGATTCATTGTCCACCAAGCAGGACAAATTTCTTTAATTACACATATACGCTATATCAATTATGTGTGCTGCTGAATCAGACGCAATATTTACCGTATATTCCGCTGATGAAAGATAGAGAGAAGCAACTGGAACAGGATCAGATTTGGTGTAAAGTATGTAAGGACCTGGATTGGGAATATCACGCGACCGTATGAATAATCGACATTCAGACTAATTGTGTCCATATATGAAAATTAAATACATTCCAATCAAGCATAATCCTATTCCAATCAAATCGAATTTATTTAGTTCTTCGTCGAAAAACATATGACCAATTAACGTCATAGAAACAATACTCAACACTGACCAGATCAAATTGACAAATCCGACGCCTTCAAACTCGTAGCATTTATACAAAAGCGCTGCGACTGCGCAGTAACTTGCCAATCCGATTCCTGCGTAAACAACACTTTTCAACTCTCTGCCTTTTCTGATGTGGAATTGAGCAATAGACTCGAATAGCACTATGAATAAAATAATAGGAATTAATATGTGAAGTTTGTCGTTCATTATAATAATGTCTGAGATTTCAATTCAGGATGGCCAAAGATTTAAATATCCACAAGAATAATATTCTCGTTCTGTTTTGCTAAACGAAAATCCTCCACGTCATTCACGTCAATCGCGTCGAAATCTTCCATTGTTCTCGTGCGATAGTGGTCACCATCATTTCGTGTGCATTTGACGTCACGCCAGAAATCGCGCGATTGGCAACTATAGTGGTTGAGTATCAGATATTCGTCGCCGAGTATTATGAATTTGTCGATCTCGTGCTCTTTGTTTGCGAATGTGGCGTGATGGACATTCAAATATGTAAAATCATACTCGCTATTTACGAAATATTTCAGAGATTGGCGTTTTGTAGTGCATCGTGTGAAATTCTGGACGATTCCTCGAGGTTGTTCTATATGGCCGTTCGATCCGAATAGCGTGTCGCGGACCTGGATTTGACCTAGGTGTCCACATTGTCGGAGAACTCCACATAAATTGACGTCCATTGGCGACCACATATATTCATCCAAATCTACCATCAATAACCATTCGGTTTCGCGCAAGTGCGGCAGGATATAGTGCGTGTATACGTCGCGCTGGCGGCCCAGATATCGCCCCCATGTCGAATTGAATAGAGTAACTATGCCGGCGTCGACGTATGGTTGGAGAACATCGACAGAATCATCCGTGCTGTCGTCATTTATCAGGTAAAAATGCTCGGCGCCGTGAAATAAATAATGTTCAATCCATTCTTGAATACTATCCGATTCGTTTCTAAATACTGCACCTATCGATAACGCAAACATCGGGTTTTATGGTAGTTATCGAAAATAATTGCTTGAGCGCACCGCATCTTGTTGGTATAGTATGGGAATACTACATCAAATTTAAGTGATTTACATCGGCCTGGGGAATCCGACGAGGTTCGCGCCGATACCGAATCCAGCGCCGCCACGAGCGGAGGACGCCATGGACGGGACGAAGACGTCAAGGATAGAGAACGTCATGGCGGCAGTGAGCGCAATGACGATGATCTCCTCAATGTCCAGCTTCTTCTTCGGGATGGCGAAAGCGGCAACGGCAACCATAACACCCTCAACTAAGTACTTAATGACCCTCTTGATAAACTCGCTAAAATCGAAGCTCTGCATGCTTATTATATACTATAGTAAAATAAAAAAATTCCACAGGATCGAAAAAATATAATCGTGCTAAATAACTTAAACAATACCGAGGAGATCATATATATAATCGCTAAATGTCCGGATTCGAGAGAAAGTTGAACGACGATGGGAAGCCGAACCCTAAATATATCGACTTGTGCGATGAGGATGCCCCGATCGCCGGACAGAAGTTTGCGTGTATGTCCTTCGTTTCTCCCGAAAAGATTCTAAAGAAGCGCGAACTGTATATCTTTGAGCAGTTCGTTAAACAGTGGGATTTCGCTAAATCTATGGAGAAGACAACCGAATTCCTGGGATTCTTGGCATACAAGTATAATCTAAAGCCTGACGATGTGATGGGCGATTTCAAGGAGTTCGTGAAGGATGAGGAGATTAAGCTCAAGATCAGTTCCATGGACGACGATTTCAAGACATTCATGGACAAGAACGAGGACCGCCTAAATGAGCAGTTCGGACGGGATCATGCGTTCCAGACCTCAGTGCGTGGATTAAAGCTGCGTGGCGTGTCATCTACTCAGGAAGAGGCGGAGATGAGGTGTAAGAAGCTGCGGGATATTGATCCGACGCATGATATTTTCGTTGGGCCGGTTGGCATGTGGATTCCTTGGGACCCTGATGCGTACAAGACGGGTCGCATCGAGTTTATGGAGGAAGAGCTAAATCAGCTTCACAGTGAGAAGATCAAGAACGAGTCTATGGCGAAGGAGGAGTTCGACCGTCGCGTCAAGGAGACGAAGCAGAAGGCCATTCGCGAGAACATCGAGCTCGCTAAGAAGAGCGGTAATGTTCTGACGCAGACCCTAAATGAGGACGGAAATTTGGTGGGTGTGCGCGAGACGGTCGATTTCGAGTCGCGTGAAGTTTCGGATAGTGCGAGTGTCAATATTCGAAACGAGCTGCTGATGAATAGCAAGAAGTAATCGGACTAGCGGCGTTTCTTAGATTTGGATTTCGGCTTGGTTTTCTTATTGCGTCGGGTTTTTCGTCTCCCGCCTGCATATCCAGGAGGCCGCATATTGTCGGCAACTTGACCCTCACGACGAGGCGCCTGATATAGAAGAGGCTCGGCAACTGGATCCACTCGACGAAGCGGAGGCGCCTGATCTAGAGGCGGGGGCTCGGCAACCTGATATAGAGGAAGAGGCTCGACAATCGGATCCACTCGACGAAGCGGAGGTGCCTGATATAGAGGCGGAGGCTCGGCAACCGGATCTAGACGAGGATACATACTACGCATAAGATTCGGTGATGCGGGCTTAGGTTCATATACTTGCGTATCGAGCGCCGGTGGCTTCTTTCTAAATTTGGCTTTGATCTTGTTTTTTACTTTTCCAATTGTGTCTTTTACTTTTGTAATTTTCTCCACTATACCCTCTTTAGGTACGTCTGGGTTCTGAAATATATCAAATGGCCATACGCCGCCTTTTACACTTTTCTTTGGCATTATACCATAAATGCACATTTTTATTTTTTATTGATTTGGTTATAAAAAATAAAATCCGTTACCAATTGTTCTTTTTCACGCTGATATTACCCCCTTTCTTTGCGTTCTTGTTCTTGGCCGGGTCATACGCCTCGTCTTCATCGTCAGAACCCATGTTTTTCGAGATCTCCCAGAATTCTTTCGAACCTAACCTAAATGTCGGGTGATTTTCCGCCTTATACCAGAATATTTGGTCTGTCAGCTTGTTCGATTTTGCGTTGTTATTGATCACCAAGCACTCATAGTTCTCCGTAGTATTGTCCATGACAGCACAGAATGACTCCAATGTCGGAAACATACTCGCATAGTTCTCCCAAATACGCTTTCTATTTGTTAAATACGGCTCTCTCAATATAAACACGTAATCGATGTTCGTGCGCAGATTTGGTGGGATACCCAACGGGTATTGCATAGTTATCACTAACATTATTTTCCAATGTCTCATTGGCTACCATTCTCTATTAGGCATTTCTTCCTAACGTCATCGAATTTATGCTTTTTAAAAGGGCATAACATGCTCTCGCATGGGATTAGACTATATCTTAAGGTTTCATCGGAAATGGTTAGTTCCCTCCACCCCACGGGCATTTAGTCGTTGAACAATCTTCATGCCCTTACCATATTGGGTTTAGAAGACTTGCTGCGGGTTGTCTCTATTTTATGCCTTTTTACTATACCTTATGTGATTAACATAAGCCACCAATGTATTTCTACACTGGTTTAGTAGCATAAACCTAACGAGATGTCTCCGCAATTTGGACGTGTTGCATAATATGTTCGGGGAACCGTTGGTTCCTGAGCATAATACACTAGCCTAACTTTTGATTAGACTACGGCAAACATTTTACCGTTCATAAATAAAAGTCGCATCATCTTATCGCGAGTCCATGATTGGTCATACAAACAATCGTCCATAATAACAAACGCACGAGGATCGATAGTGCTCCGCTTATAGGTCTCCATTTCATTCTTGACTTGCTTTAGCACAGTCTTTTGTCGGCGCAGGATGTTCTCGATGAGAACCGTATTATATTCATCATGTATGAATAGTTTAGGAACATGTTCTTTATAAAACCCGTTACTGGCTTCCGTTCCGGAGATAACAGTGCCGATTGGAATATCTTGATGATAAAACAAGAGATCCCGGACAAGATATGTTTTACCTGTATCACGACGACCTATTAAAACGACGACAGGACCCTTGTTTTCATCAGGACGAAACGTAATGTCACGCATGTTGAATTTTTTTAATTCAAGCGTCATTTTACATACCAGAATAAAAAAATTGCTAGTTTCAAACACAAACGTTTGAAAGTAGATAAAAATATATAAATTACTTATAAAAATGTCAGGCAATAAATTCGACATTGGATACACTCCCAGCACATCACTAAATCTAAAACATTTAGAAGAACAGTATGCGGCGACGCTCGACGATTTCGCCAATGAGTATAATCCATTTTACTTGAATTCCGTTCAGTGCGATCAACCTATATATGATTTGTTTTTTGATAGATCTAATGTTGATCTCGATACTATCCAACTAAATACTAAATACCAGATGGTTGACTTAAATACAATAGTGTCGACCGAAACTCAAGTCGAGGAACGTAAGCCCGTATTTATCAAATACTCGCCACTACTTGACCCGGTGAGGTATATGATCGGTAAATACGATACAGGAAATGATCAAATTCGGATTCTACCTAAAGGCGGTAATGGAGTTCCTAAACTAACATCTGTCCACAACGCGTCTTATATCGACGGGTTCTTCAGCTTTTTAGCCAGTAAGTTACTCCATTCGCATAATATAAAGCATTCCGCTGATTTTTACGGGTCATATCTAGCGGTTCAGAAACAATTCAAAATGAATATACTTGACGATTACGAATATTTGAGAGATTCCGATTTCTTCACGCAAAATACAAGTAAGTTGTTTCGTCTTACGAAATATACACAACCGAATGATTTCTCATCCGATAATTCCAGAAATAACAAGGGCAAGTTGAATATCTCTGACGAAGTTGCGATTGATGATATTATACTTATCGAAACCGAGACGATCGCACCGATTGACGGAGAGAACCTTGAGGAAGTATTCCATAAAACGTCGACAGATTCTAGCGAAGATGATTCTAGCGAAGATGATTCTAGCGAATACGAGGACGAGGACGAGGACGAGGATGAGGATGAGGATGAGGATGAGGATGAGGATGAGGATGAGGACGAGGATGAGGATGAGGATGACGACGATGGAAGCGAATCACATTCGAGTGGAAGTGAAGATGATGACGCCATTTACGCATATATAGATAACTTCCCTGTCCACATGATTTGCCTCGAGAAGTGCGACGGAACGCTCGATCAATTATTCGAGGACAATGAGGTTGACGAAGAAATTGGCGCGAGTGTTCTATTCCAGGTAATAATGACGCTTATCGCATTCAGCAAAGCATTCGATTTCACTCACAATGATCTACATACGAATAATATCATGTATGCGAATACGGATGTCGAATATTTATATTATCGGTTCGAAGGGAAGAATTACAAGGTCCCGACATACGGAAAGATTTTCAAGATCATCGATTTTGGTCGTGGCATCTACAAATTCAAGGGAAAGGTATTCTGTAGCGACAGTTTCGATACCGGCGGCGATGCCGCCACCCAATACAATTTCCCGCCGTTTTATAATAAAAAGAAGCCCATTATCGAACCTAATCCCAGTTTTGATCTATGTAGGCTAGGATGTTCGATTTATGATTTTGTAATTGGCGACAAGACGCCTGCCGATGATCTACAGAAGACCGTCCATCGCTGGTGTCTAGATGATAAGGGCGTAAGTGTTCTCTATAAGAAGAATGGAGAGGAGCGATATCCGGATTTCAAGCTATATAAAATGATAGCGCGAAATGTTCATGGGCATACGCCGAAAGCCCAGCTCGAGTTCCCGTATTTCAAGCAGTTTTTGGTCGGATCTCCAATTGGCATGGTCGATGTAATTGATTTAGATGGTGTTCCTGATTATAGCATGTAGATTATGGTAAAAAAGGGAAGGAGCGTCCGATTTGCGACAAAGTCGCATGCAGAAAACGAAGTTTTCAAGAAACCGCAGGTTTCCTGGATCTAGAACCCAGGCGCGTCAGTGAAAATCTGCGCCGGTGCTCCCGCGACACTCGGTCCGCCAATCAATTCACTTACCGTGACGTTCATCTGAAAATACGCAAACGTTGGCGCGAAGGCGCATGCGAACACCACTAGGGCGTCGCGCGCCAGAAATTTAATAGGTCTCGCCTCTTTCTCAATAAACTTCATTTCCACAAGTTTTGCTATAATAAATAGCACCGTAGCCGCAATCGATATCACGATCGTGTTCTCCATCGAGTTGTATAATAAAATATGAAATAATTTAATATCATATTTTACGCATCATCATTGTCACAATTCTTCGATTCCGTCGAGCTTAATTTCGCCCCCCGGCGTTTTGCCATTCGAGTGAATATCCAAGAAATCCATTTCACCTAAATCAATCGTGTCCGTATGTATCTTTATCCTATCATCCATGTCTGCCTCTTCGTCCAACTTATTCTGGATTGCGCGAGATACACTGAGCGCATTCAAATGATCGGGATCCTTCGATGCAGACACGTCAGAAACGTCGCCGGTCCCCATATCCATCACCCGATCAATATCATTGAACGACAACTTGGTTATCACCGGAGTTTCATCCAAGTTTTGGATCGACGGAACTACAGGTATCTGTTCTGGTTCTATCTCCACAGGTGCGACGTCCGTGTCCTTTGACTCGGATGTAGGCTTAACTTCTGACTCCGGTTCGTCAACGATGTTTTCTATAGTCACCTCTTCCTCTTGCTCTACGTTCTCGTCCATATATGCGCGGATGATCGCCTCCGTTGGGATGCTATCGCGAATCGTGTTTAGAATACACTCCTGGACAATCTGCTCCAGTTCCCTGTGATTCCTCTGTATGAGTAGCGGCTGTATATTCTTCTCGAATAAATATACGTTTGTATAACACTTGCGCGCGATGTTAATATACGCCTTGTGTATGAAAATATCAAGATTTGGAATCGATATATCGATCTTCTTCTGTTTATTACCCACGCGGACACACGTGAGAACCTTGAGCTGGATAATGTGGACGCATGTTATCAGATCCTCTAAATAGGCGCATCCGCTGCGCTCGACGATCCGCTTCCGCTCTTCTTCGACAATATTGGCGTTCCACTTCGGAACCCGCGATATCAGATTCTGGAATGTCATCAAATACTTACCCGGCTCTTCGTTGTCCATACACATTTTCCAAGATTCATTGAAAATAGACTTGACGCCTTCGATCATTAGCGGCGTGAAGATATTTACCAGGCGACTACACCATTCGTTTTTCGACTCGTGAAGATTCGATAGAACAAAATCGTCCATTTATTAGTAAGTTTCCATTAACGCTTTATACTCTTTTCTAACATAAATGAGATTTCTAACATAAATGAGATTTCTACCATAAATGTCCTTTCTAACATAAATATCCGTTCAATTATCCCTACTAAACCCTACTAAACTGACTCACGCTTTAGCATACTTTAGTAACGAAGTTCAGCAAACTGACTTTCGTAGGGTTAGTTGGAATCTTATTTAACGTCGGCATTTGAACGCATCCGACCCTTTTTTTTTTTATAAATTTGTTATTATTCCTTTCATCAAAATATTCT